ACTTCGTCACTCCACGTAGTCCCATTGTTAGGAGCTGGTAAAGCAAAAGTTTTTGGATTCCAGACTCCAGCACTCGAAAACTCCCCAAACGCTGCTGGGGACAAGGCTAATCCTGATATAAATTGTACATCTGCTAAGTAACCATCAAAGTTATAAGTATCACCACTATTATAAGCTCCTATATCATGGTGTATCGCAGCATTAAGTACGGATTCTTCATGTTGAGACGGCCAACTTGAACTACTAAATGAGGTTATTCTTTCTCCATTTACATATAATTTAACTCTCTCTGAATCTGTTGCTAGAGTTGTGTCCCAACTTAATACTATGTGGAACCAAGCCGAATAATCACGATATACAGCATTAGTTTTAGCGTGGTTATGTGATCCACTCGATGGACGGTCATACCATCTTATTGAGTCATCTTCAAACCTAATCATGAAATAATTATCACTCGCACTCCTTGCATTGAAGAAATTATGATATTGAGCAGAAGTACTTCTTTTAACCCAACCACTCCAAGTCCATAGTCTTGTATCACCTACTCCGAAAGTCCGATTGATATATGGGGTATCTCCGTCATTGAATCTGAGACTTTTAGAAATTTGATAGGCATCATCAGCCGCCGCTTCCCGAAGGAAGATCGGCGAACCATTTATTACTGACATATATTTACCTCAA